ATCAGATGATACTTCATCAGATGATGCTTTTGAAGATGATGAAGTTGAGGAAGTTAAGGAGGAAAAGAAAAGTAGGAGAGTTAGACGAGAAAGATAGGATTTAATTGGGGGTGGCATTAAGCTACCCCTTTTTTTATTAAAAATAATTTCGATAAATCGTGCAACTAACACATAATCTCCGTATTAATGTTATAGGGAACAATTAAAGTAAATATTATGATATATGACATATTTGTTATTTGGGTAATTTGTGGTTTTGTAAATTTCATCATTGTGATGTATCAGTTTTATGTTTGTAAAAGGGATGGTGATATTAAAAAAATAAGTTTTATTGAGGAAAAGACGACATTAGAATTTTCTTTTGTGGCATTTTTAGTTGCAATTGTTTTTGGTGCCGTTGGTCTTGGTATAAAATTGGGTAGTATTAAATTATAGAATATGAAAAAAGCTTTAGCTATATGTTTAACAGATACTCACGCACATCAAAACAATATAGATGTTCAAGAAAGTGTTTGGAAGCAAGTTGTTGGTCATGCCAAAAAACTTGATATAAAGAAAATCATTCATCTAGGAGACTTTGTTGTTGACAGAAAAAGCCAATCACTTCAGGTTCTAGACCATTTGTCTTGGGTTAAAAACTATGTCTTAGATAATGATATGAGTCTGATTGGTATTACTGGAAATCATGATAAGGTGGCATTAGAATCTACCTCTGCATACCCAAATCTATATGATGATGTTGGATTCAAAATTATAGAAGAGGAGCACGAACTTAAGTTATCAGACAATATTTGTGTATGGCTCTTACCATATTTCCCTGAGTCTGGGTCATATAAAGAGAGAGTTAAATCCATATCTGATAGACTTGATGAAAGTAAATTTAATATTATTGGTTCGCATATAGGCGTGTCAGGTGGTCTTTCTCATAAAAACGCCACTATTAACAAGGAAGTTCCTGCAGGAATATTTAAGAAATTTAATTTAGGGATATTTGGTCATTATCACAATAAAAATTTAGTTGAGCATGAATTTGACTGTGACCTTTGGTATATAGGTAGTACTCATGCTGCCAATTATGGTGAGGATAACGATAAAGGATTTACTGTAATTTATGATGATGGATCTATAGAATTCATTAATTCAGAATTTACTAAATTTGAAACCATATCAATTGACGTAAATGATGTTGATGGCAAATGGATGTCAGAAACAAAAAAATATATATCTGAAGGGAACGTTAATGTGAGAGTTATTGTTACGGGTGATGAGTCTGAACTAAAGAAAATAAAAAAGCAGATGTTTTCAGAAATTGGTGTTAAGAAATTGAAACTAAACACCGATAGTGTTGCTATAAGAAATGAAGATGACAGAGTTGTGTTTGTTAGCTTAGATAAAGACACAGTTATTAAGGAGTATAAGAAATTTTCTGTAAGTCAAGAGATTGACTCAAGTTTAGGTTTAGAATATTTAGTTTAATTTATGTGGTATTTAAAGGAATTAGAGATTGATGGACTTATGTCTTTCGATAAAGCAAAACTTGAGTTTAGCCAAGGAGAGGTTTCTATTATTGGAGGGAAAAATATTGATGCTGGAGATGAAAAGTCAAATGGGTCTGGAAAGTCTGCTATATTAGAGGGTGTTGGGTTTGGCATCACAGGCTCTCCACTAAGAAAAGTAAAGATAGGTGAGCTTGTTAATGATGATGCAAAACAGGCGTTCGTTAGAGTTTTGTTGCAAAATGATGGGCTTGGTGAGTCTATGGAGATACAGAGGGTTGCGTTCAAGAAAAAGTCGTCTGTGTGTCAAATTTTCATTAATGGTGAACATATTGATAAACTAACGTCAACAGATGAATCAAATAAATTTATCGAAACAAAACTTGGTATATTAAGAGATGACTTACTTAATTTCTTTATATTGATGTCAGCTAAGTTCACTCCATTCCTTGATTCATCAGACACAAAAAAAAAGGAAGTTATAAACAGGTTTTCAAATGGTGTGATTGTAGATAAATCAATTGACGTATTGTCTGAAGACATATCTTTATGTAATGAGGAACTTGAAGACTTTACAAAAAAGAACAATAGTCTTTCAGATACATTAGGGGTATTAGAGTCAACATTATCTGAATCATTATCATTACCAAATACACAATCTGATAATGATGATAAGATAGCTAGAATAAGGTCTACTATTGGACTGATGGATAGCACAAACCACGATATGTCTGAGGAGATGAAGGACTTGGTTCTTGATTTAGAAGATATAGATGATGAGATATCTGACACAATTCCTCCCACAACAGAAATTAAGTCATTAGATGAAGTGAACGAGAGACTGAAGTCAAAAGGTCGTGAGAGAATGAGTCTTAAGGTTGAGCTTCAAGAGACAGAGCATAAAATAAGTCATTTGTTAATGAAGATAGATGGATCATTGTCTTGCCCAAAATGCAGTCATGAATTTGACCCAACAGACAGTGATTTTAATATTGATGATGCTACAGAAGAGGTGTCTAAATTAAAAGATTTATGTGTAGATATAATTTCTAGGGGCAAATACGTTAGGTCTGAGATAGATGAGTGTACGATTACTATTAAAACTCTCACAGACCACATTAATGAATATAAGTCAAAAATATCTTCTCTTAGGGATGAGCGTGAAGAAATTTCTTCTGATATATCACGAATTAAGACTTCAGTTAAGTCAGCTAAGGATAGGATAAGTGTTTATTTGATGGAAATAGATGTTTTGACAGGTAAGGAAGATGTTGATGTTGCAACGCCACTAAGAAACAAAATTCAGTCAGTTAAAGAAAAGATTAAGCCTATTTCAGATAAGTTGATTGAACTTACAAATGAGTTTGATGAACTTAATATTCAACTTGATGTGTTTAGAAGATTTAAGTCTCATCTAGCTAACCTAAGTTTAAAATCAATGGAGGGATTAGCTAATGATTTCCTTGATGATTTTGGAAGTGACATATTTGTTCAACTAAACTCAGACAAGAAGTTGGCTAGTGGAAAACATAGGGAGAAAATAGATTCAACTTTGGTTAGACATGGTATGGACATTGGTTCTTTTAATAAGAGGTCTGGTGGTGAAAAGGCTGCCATAAACCTTGCGTTTGCAAAGACACTTAGTCATTTGATTAACTTAAATGCTGGTGAGAATAGAGGACTTAATTTATTGGTTATAGATGAAATATTAGATAGTACTGACTCTGAAGGTCTTTCTAGGATAGTCAGGTCTTTTGAGAAGTCAGGTGACACAGTAATTATTATCACCCACATTCCATTGCCAGATTCTGTAGGCAGACAAATAACTGTGGTTAAGGAAAATGATATATCAAAAATATTGTAGGTATGAATAGTAAAAATTACAAAAAAAGAGATGATTTCAAGTCAGATGGAGAATTATTCTTTGCATGGTATTTGGATGACTTAATGTGGGCAGGATATGTTGATTCATGGTCATATGAGGAGGAGGTGTTCGAGTTAGCAGCACCCCTCAAACTTACTTGGCAAAAGCAAATGAGGACTAAGATTAAGGATATGAAGATGTCTTTTTTAGAAAAGTGTACTTATAATCCTGACTTTAAGATATGTTGGAACGAGAGTGCGAAAGGCATTCTTTACTACAATATAGAGGAGGATATATGTGACCCAAAAGACCTACCTTATTTTGCATCACAAAACAATATGTCTAGAATAGAAATAAAGCCAAGTCATGACTTTCAGAACAAGACAGCCCAAGCCGTAATTAAGATTAAGTGGCTAATGCAACTTGGTACTTATGTTCAGTTAGTTATCCCTACACCAAGCGTTTCAAAGACAGGGAAGGTATCACCATCAAACGCACTATTTCACAAAACATTTGTGCCAGATAGATTTTTCTTCACAAATAAGTCTATGGCTAAAAGAAAAATAAATTTCAACAATTTAAAATTAGATGAATGGCTAGACACAAAACGATAGAATCGTCAAATGAAAACAGATCCGAACTATATGACAAATACGTTAAACCAAATCATCAGTTGGTTAGAAGTAGTGTATCAAGATTAACACAAAAAAAGAGTGAGATAGATGATAATTTTCAAAATATGTGTGAGTTACTACTTGCAAATATAGACACATATAAGCCTGAATATAATATTGGGAATTGGATTATAACTTGTTGCAGAAGGTCTACTGGTAAAATGGAAGCTTCAAAAGACTCTTATGTTGACGCAACTAAAGGTGGTGAGTTTGAATATTCCACTTATCATGAGCAAGATAAGCCTAGAGATGAAAGGACTACGTATAAGAATAGGTGGAGACTTAAGAAGGCAAAGGATTTTGTTAATGTGTATGATGACTCAATATTTAAGTCTGACCCAAATGAAATGATGCATGATGGAATAACGGAAGTTGGTCTATCAATATTGTCTAAAATATCTCCAAAAACAAACTTTGGTCTTGGAACATATCAAGATGTATTAAATGGGATATTAGTATCTGAAGACTTAGATTTATCTATACATTTCATGATGTATTTTCATAATGATTCTGTTAGAGACATATCTATCAACCTTAATATTGGTCAAAATGAAGTTAGGAATGCACTGAGTAGAATTAAACATAGAATAGGTGGTGTATTAAAAGAATTATAATATGAGTAGTGAGAAGTTTAATTCAAAATTCCTCCTATCTTTATTTGCTGTAGCCATAAAGGATAGGAAAATAGCTTCAATATTGGTTCAATATATGGAGATGGATTTTTTGCCAAATAAAGAATATCAATCTGTATTGACGCAAATAAAAAAACATATTAAAATACATAAAAAGTCACCATCTATCAGTCTACTATTTCAGAAGTTTGATGATGATGATGATGTGTTTTATTTGCTTGAAGATATAGAGGATGCTAACATAGACTTATCTATTGATGAAACGATAGAGGAGCTTCAGAAGTTTATTATAAATGCAAAATTTATAAAAGAATATAAGGAGATGGGAGCTCTCTTCAATAAAAACAAGAAGGATGAGGCTGTTAAGAGACTAATAGGTTTGTCTGAGTCATTTAGTGACTTCTCTATTAAAAAGGAGACGTTTGATGCGGTGTTGGGTGGGTTTGCTGAAAGGAATATTGATGCTATGGCATCAAATAATCTAGATACATCTAAATTTGACAGGAAAGTTATTTTTGGAATAGATCCACTTGACGCATTAACACATGGTATTGAGAGAAAGCAAGTGATTTGTTTCTTGGCAGCTTCTGGTGGCGGTAAGACAAAGGCTATGAGGTGGGTGGCTTCAACCAATGCAAGAATGGGAGCAAACGTACTACATATTCAATTAGAGGGGTCTAAAGAAGAGGCTTTAGCTGGATATGGTGCTACATTGTCGGGTGTACATTCATCAACAATACAGCATGGTGCAATGGATGTAGAGAAGCTATCAGACCTTGAGAATGCATTTGGAAAGATTGAGGGAGAGATTTATGTTAAGACATTTGAGCAGTTTGCTAAATCCCCAACTACATCAGATGTGCGTAGAATGATACAAGACATACAGAAATCACACAATATAAGAATTGACTTAATTGTGGTTGACTACTTGGAATTATTAAATACTGCAGATGGGAAAAATTGGTCTCCAAATGATGAGAGGCATAGAAGAACAAAGATTGCTGATGAATTAAAGGACATATCTGTTGAATTTGACAATGTTGTATTGACAGCTACTCAGGCAAACGATATAAATCCAACAGACTTAAATAATCAAAACTTTCTGCTAACTAGACACAATGTTTCTGAAGCAAAGGGCATTATTAAGCCACTAACAATGTTTATTACTATAAACAGAACTGTTGATGAGGTTAGGGAAAATAGATTAAGATTGTTTGTTGATAAGTCTCGTTTCACAAGAGCTGGACATATATTTGATATCTGTACAGACTATTCGGCAGACAGATTTTATGATAGAAAAAAGACGGAAAACATATCTATTATATCTGAATAAATAATAATTGGGAAATTGTGTGCAACAGTTTCCCTTTTTCCGTATTAGTAGTATATGGTTTTACAATATATACCATGTTAGCAAATGTCAGTGTATTGAACACGGTATAGATGACACTACAATGAAGTGTGTTAATTGTGGTAGAGACTATATTGAATAGTATGTTTGCTAACGTTTTGACTATGATTTGCCTTAACACCTAATAACTTAAAAGTATATTACAAACCTAACAAGAGGTTAATTATAGCCCTTGTTATAAAACGTTTAATTATGATAATATTTATGTTAATAGTAATGGGATTAGCTACCATTAGAACAATAGTACCACTAGCTAACCAAGACAACCAC